TATTCATATGCACGTGTTCCTCCTTCAGCTCTTTGTGTTTTCTAACACTCTTATAAATTACTGAAGGAACACGTGCTTTTCAACTCTTTTGACCCTCTTTCTTGCACAAATTCTTGAGATGTGCCAGGTTTTTTACGACATAGACTGTTCAGCTGAAATACCGTCAGGAGCTAAGTTTGCGGTCCTGACGGTATGTATGGCGAGTAAAAACGCAGATATCCGATTCCGGCCGAAAGGAAGCTCTGAAAGTAATATCCCCTACTATAACAATCAGCACTTCGGAGTTATTGTGCCACTTGACAGTAACAGAGTTTTTCAGGCCGCTGTTGATATTGCATCCTGGGTTAATTGGTGCTGTCTCATCGGATATATTGCTGAGGGACTTGCATTCATAACTGCAAAGTCCGCTCCGCATACCTTGGCCTATACATGGGAAGATTTTGACAGGTCTTCAGACCCGGATATTCCCGCTAATGCTACGGGTGTGATTATCGACGGGGTGGATACCGGCAACGGTAATTCATATATGGGGCTGAGGATGAAGGGGTCAAGTGGTGGGTATGACCGTCAATATATTTTTAATGGGTTTAATGCTGTAGGTTTAGATAGCAATAAGACTTACCAATCTTATGCTTCTGCATTGACTCAGCAAAGATTGATATACGGCTATTTTGTGAGTGCAGGGTCTGGAGGAGGGTTTTCAGGGATAAGCCGTGCGAGGGTGGTCAACGCAGGCGGCATCAGCGGCATATCAAGGAGCCGCCTTATAAATGCAGGAGGTGTGTAGGTGCGAGAGGTAAAACAGTCAACAGCCGTTAATGTCATGGTCTTCATGGCAGACTCCTCCGACCATATAAGCGGCAAAACGGGCCTTGCGCTCTCTGTAGAGATTTCCAAAGACGGCGGGGCCTTTTCGTCGATCTCCCCGACCGTAACGGAGCGGGGTAACGGCTGGTACAGCATAGCGCTATCAGCCTCTGACACAGACACCCTCGGAGACCTGGTCGTCCGTGCGACGGCTGCCGGCGCAGACCCTGGTGAAAGGGTGCTTAATGTGGTGGCAAATGTGGAGGCGGACAGTTACGGAATACTTAGCACTACACAGGGCTCAGGGGATGTAGCGGTGGATCATGACTATGGATCCACTGATGCCCTCCGGTACGAATACAACGGACAGGGTATTGATAATGCCACCATCAAGGCCTACTTGAAAACAGATTATGACGCCGGCCGCAGGGGAGAATCCTATGTAAAGGCAAGGTCAAAGACCAGCGTGGACGGCCGCTGGCAGTGGCCGATTTACCTGGACAGCGGGCAGACTTATGTCATCGTTTTCTATAAACAGGGCGAGTACAGGCCCTCAACAGTGGAGATATCAACATGAGCGTAACAGGACAGCCTGAACAGAGTGGTCTTATCGACCTGGTAAAGGCAAAAGTCAAGGACACGGCAGGAAAGCTGACGGACCCTGACGATTACAACCAGAGTATCACAGAGGCTCTGAGGCGGTACTCAAAGCACCGGCCCCGGGTGACGGCAGAGGATATCACTGGCAACGGCACCCATGAGTACAATCTGCCCACAGGATGGGAGGAAGGCTTCTCAGTAGTTAAAGAGATTGAATATCCGGTCGGAGATACCCCCAGGACACTTATTGATGATGACGACTGGGAGATATATGATACACCAACTGGAAAGTATCTCAGGCTCCTGAGCGCGGCCCCTGAGACGACAGAGACCTTCAGGGTGAGGTTTACGCTCTTGCATACAGAGACCACGGTGCCTGATGCTGACATTGATGCAGTGGCCTGCCTTGCAGGGGCATTATGTTGTGAGATGCTGGCTAATGCCTATGCACAGACCGGGGACCCGACAATCGGAGCGGACTCTGTCAATTACAGGACCAAGGCCCAGGAGTTTGCTGCAAGGGCAAAGCGGTTGAGGGAACTGTATCTGAGTCACTTGGGGATTAAAGAGATAGACACTGCCCCGCCCGCCTCGGTGACAAAGGACATGGACCGGGGATATCCCTGGGGTGGAGACAGGCTTACTCATCCGAGGAGGTGGCGCTGATGGAGCTGAAGCTTGAGATCAAGAAACAGGGGGCGATCTTTGAGGGAAAGGCCCCGGAGATAATGCAGAAGGAACTTGATGCCGCAATGGAATCAACACTGATGCTGCTCCAGAGAGAAGTGAAGGAAAGGACCCCTGTAGGCGTCTTAGGTGCAGAGGGAGGTTTGCTGGGATCAATACAGACGGATATTAAGGGAAAGGGAACCCCGGTCGTGAAGGGAATAGTTGCATCGGTCAGCGAGTATGCCGAGGCCGTTGAAAAAGGGACGAAACCGCACTTTCCACCAACAGGCCCCATTCAGTTATGGGTGAAGCGGAAGCTCAAGATAGAGGACGAGAAACAGTCCAGGCAGGTAGCTTTTATGATTGCCAGGTCAATCGCCAAAAGAGGGACGAAAGGGCAGTACATGTTTAAAAAAGCACTGGAGGCAAAGGAAAATAAAATTCAAAAGATATTTGAAAAGGCCGGTTATCAGATAGTGAGGGAGTTGAATGAGTGAATCAACAATAAGGCAGAAAATTTATGAAATAGTCTCCTCAGTCCCGGGTATCGGGAGAGTTTACGATTATGAGCGCTGGGCTGCAGACTGGGGACAGTTCATCAACCTTTTCAAAGACTCTTCAGGCCGGATACTTGGCTGGGAGATAAGCAGGGTTTCTGCAGAGGCAAAGTATGACGACAATGCTGAAGAAGTAACAGAACATAGGTATATAGTCAGAGGGTATATGGGGCTATCCGACAGCGATGCGTCAGAGAAATCATTTCATTCTTTGATTGAGGATATCCGTGATGCCTTCAGATTCAACTTCACCCTTGATGAGAATGCCGAGTGGGCTGGGCCTGTGAGCCTTCAGGTGGCCGATGTGAGAACCTTCGGCCCGGTGCTCTGTCATTACTGCGAATTGGTGCTCCCGGTACGGGAGTTGATATCTCAATAGAGGAGGAGATATGGCTGTGATAAAAGTGAGATCAAAGATAGGTAACACGGTTCATCCAAAATACGGCCCCCTCGAGGAGGGGCAGGTGCTTGAGATTGATGAGGCTGACTTCGGGGATGAGATATTCGAGCGCTATGAACCCGATGAACGCGACAAACGCAATCAACGCAATAAACGCAAAAACGGAAAGGAGGAATAAAGCATGCCAGGAGTAAGCGGACTTGAGGTAAAGGCTGCGGTAAAAAAGGCGGCAACCTGGGCAACGGCGGTGGCCTGCGGTGCAAACGACGGGGTATTGATTCTGCCTCCGTCTCTAAAAAAGTCCAGGGAGGATTACGTTGACGACTCCCTGGGGTTTTACTTCCCCCAGGACTCGGACACTGGGGAGGTAAAGGCAGAGGGAGACATGCCGGCATATTTGAGGTATGATTCCCTCGATCTCCTTGTAGCGCTTGCAATGGGCTCGACCGGAGGAGCCCCGACACAGCAGGGGACTACTGCGGCATACGCACAGACCTTCTCCCTTGCCGAGAACATAGACGGCATCTTTGCCACTCTGGCACTGTGGAAAAAGATCAACGTGGAGGAGTACACAACCATCAAGGTCGCCGGGTTCACAATTGAGGGCGAGGTGGGAAGGCCGCTCAAGATCACCTTTCACCTGATTGCCTCTAACATGACAACAAACAGTTCTACCAACGACCTGACATCGTTCAATAACGTGACCTATTTCGAGACCGGCAACAGGGTGCTCTTCAACCAGGGCGTGTTCAGGATGAATGACCAGTCAGCGGCAGCCCTGGGAAGCGGTGATGTGATATACCCGAATAAATTCACGCTCACATTCAAGCGGAAGATGTCCGGCGTGTACGGGGCAGGCGGGTCGTTTGATATCATCGACGAGCCCACAAACGACGGGCTTCCGGAGATGAAGCTCACCCTTGAGTTTCCACGGTACACATCTGATGCCTACTTCACAGACTGGGACAATGAGACCCCAAAGAAGGCGGATATCACCTTTACAGGAAAAACCATCGAGACACCTTACGACAGGCAGTTCAAGGTCGAGTTTCCGCACCTAAAACTTGCATCGGTTGAGGCGCCTGTGGAGCCGGGGATCATCAAGCACCCTCTTGAATTCAACGTGCTTGGCGCAAGTTCAGCCCCCACGGGTATGACTGTTACAAAGCCCTTTGAGATCAGCGTGATAAACCGTATGACAACAGATGTACTTGCATAAGGAGGAGATATGGAGATAGGCGGACTTCAAAGAGAAGACTTTCAGGTCTGGGTGCCTTTTGGCGATGATGCAGAGGTCCTGATCCAGTATGTTCCCCGGGAGGTCCTCCAGCAGATCCGCCGTAAGGCAACCCGGATCACCTGGGACCGGAAGCATCAGAAGGAAGAACAGTTTGATCCTATTAAGGCGGATGAACTCCTCGGCAGGAATGCTGTGAAGGACTGGAAAGGGCTTACGATGAACGGAGAGCCATACCCATACAGCCCTGAGAACTGCGACTTCCTGATGCGGAAGTGGGTTGAGTTTGCCAGATTTGTCAATGATATATGTATTGATCTGGAGACTCTTGTTGAGGAAGAGAGGAAACAGAAGGAAAAAAACTCCGGAGCTTCATCAGGGCAAGGGCAGACTACCCTGGAGTGAGTTGTGAGACCTGCCGTGAGATATACGAGGTGGATGAGGTGGCCCCTGACTGTCAGACTGAAAGGGGCTGCCCCATCCCCCAACTTAGCCCTGATGAAGCGAGGATCATTGAGATCAGAAAGAAGATACAGGCCCTCTCCGGGCTTGTGCCTGCTGAGGTGGTGTTGAGGATGTACAGTGCTACCCTGGATGATCTTGAGTTGCTTTCTGTGGTTGAGGAGGAATTAAAAAATCTTTCTACCAAAGAACAGCCCCAGGGTGAAAATGATGAATCCAGTTTTCAGGTCAACTAATGCGATGAGAGGGCCTGCCAGGAGAAGTAAAGTGGCGACATATACCCTTGCGCCCCAGAGAAGTATCTTTAGTAGTTCCATATTTAAAGTATAACAGAAATTATGGCAGAAGTAAAGATACAGATAAGTGCAGAGGACGGAGCCACCAGGGTTTTTAGAGCCGTGGAGGAAGGGGCAAGGAGTGCCTTTGACAGAGTCGATGCAGACAGCAGAAAGAGCGCCTCTTCAGTCCGGGGGTTCGGCCACGCCTGTGAGATAGCAAAGGGCAGGGCAATGGACTTCTTCAAGGGACTTCTGGGATTTGAGGCGGTTAAATCTGCAATCATCACAGCAAAGAATGCAATCGTTGACCTTGCAAATGGGTTCATCTCTGTAGCCTCTGCAAACGAGCAATACAAAACTACCCTTGAGACCCTCCTGGGCTCACAGCAGGCAGCCAACAGGGCATTTGCGGAACTCAATGAGTTTGCCCGGAAGACCCCATTTCAGATAGATCAGGTGGTACAGTCTTTTATAATGATGAAGTCCTACGGGCTTGAGCCGAACATCGAGACGATGAGGATACTCGGAGATACCACCAGTGCCCTGGGTGGCGGGGCGGATAAGATGATGGGTATTGCCAGGGCACTTGGGCAGATAGCCACAAAGGGCCGCGTCTCTGCTGAGGAACTGATGCAGCTTGCAGAGCAAGGTGTACCGG